TTAGTTACTGTGACACCAACACTTGTTGTAGATACACTGCTATCTATATTTGGTATAGCAGTTTGACTATCCGTACCAAATCTAGGATTAAAAGTTACATTTTGAAAATTTCTATCTACATCTTGAACATCAGTGGAATCTGCTGAAGCTCTTATAACAGGAGTATCATTTAAAAATACATCTTTCAATGCAGCATTATTATATGCAGTTGTGCCTTTTGTTCTACCTTCTTTAGACGCAGTAGCAAAACCCTCTATCTCTCCTTCTGATATTAAATCCAAAAAGGTAGCATACTGTCTGCTATGAAGATTATCAGGATCTCTAGTTGGCGATGGAGGCGATGGGTTGCCGCCTTTAGAACCTCGAATAATACGTTTAATATCTGTCATGCTTGTACCTGTTCAGTATCTACCGAAGCACTAATTACAACTGATCCAGTAAATATTTCTCCGTAAACTATTGGAACTGGTGTGCCAGCCCTATTTGTTTGCTGGATGCCGTTAAAACTAAATGATAATCTAGGATCTCCTTCTGAATCAAAATCATCAAATTTCGGCAATGGAAATAACATTTCACTAACACCCGATAACACTAAAGCACCTCCAAGTGCACTTATAGCTGTTCCTATCTTTGTAGCTAGAGCACCTTTACCTGCAATAACAGCAGGTGTCATTCCTGGGCCATAAGTTCCAAATAATCCTGCACCTGGAAAAAAGAATGAAGCTCCTATTAATGCTGCTCCCAGTAAAATTCTTCCAAACGGACTTCTACCACCAGCACCAGTAATCACAGGAATAAAATGTATATCTTCTTTACCTATAGGATAAGTTATTTCTGATTTATCTATTGTGTAGTTACCAACTTTTACTTGATAATATTTAGGACTCATAAATTTATCTATTCCTTCAAAATTATTTATTAAAAAACTAACTGCACTAGCCAAAGTGTCTGCTTTTACTTCAAATTCTTTATGCCCTACAAATTCTGCAAGCTCTCCGTATAATTTTATTTTACGAAGCATAACGATACCTCTTTCCTGTGCATTTTAATAACCACGGAGA